CGCCGTCGCCTGGACTGGGGCTCCCTGCGCCGCTGAAAACTTTTTGACGCGAGCCGTATCGGGGAACCCGTCCGAGACCTCGATAAACGTCTCGATCATTAACGGTTTGTCGCGGAGCTCCTCGTCGGTTTTCAGGTTCTCGAGTCCGAGAGCTCGATAAATCGCCGCGAGCTCGTGCCGTCCAATCTGAACCGCTTTCTCGTTCTGGTTCAGGAGGTTCACGTTATGGAAAACCTTTCGGCCTTGGCATGGTCCCTCGATAATGTCGAACGTAATCGACAAATAGAAACCGTCGTTTTTGTTCCCGCTCTCCTGCGCTTTCCGCGTCAACCTGGAATCGGTGTCGCTGATGACCGCGAGGTAATGCCCTGCTGGAACCGGTGTCCTCTCGAGGCTTTCGGGTTCCTCGCTCGCGTAGAATTTTGACAGATCCATTTTTCCCTCTCTCTTTCGTTGTGGTAGTTGTGAAACGTGTTTTTAGATTCGCGAATTGTGTTCCGCGTATTCCTCGAAATTCCAGAAATCGAACCGCTCGGGGAGCTCGAGGCGACTTTTTGCAATGTGGCCCGGTTCGGCTTGTGTGATCGCCTCGACGCCTCCGGCATTTTTGGCGATTTTCCGCTCGCGACCGAAATCCTCCTCGACCTTTCGCTGGAACACGCGACGCCGGACGAACAAAACCTCGTCGGAGAACTCGACGAGCGAGGGTCCGTTCCGTTTCGAGAGTTTGGGTCCGTAGCAATCCCAGGAAGTCCCGTCGGGGTTCTCGATCCGCTGTAGTCCCGCGTGAGCGATAACGACGACCTCGAGACCGCTCGCCTTTACCGCGGAGAGCGTTCGGAGTAGCTCCTCGAATTTCTCGGAAACTGCGACGTCTCGTTTTCCGAAACTGTCTTTCACTCCTGCGCGAATGACCTCGCGACGAAAGAGCGTTTCTGCCGCGTCGGCTGAGTCAATAACGACCGTTCGGAAACCATGTTCGGAATCGTGCGCGAGCTCGTTTAGGACGCCGAGAGCGAGAACGGAGTCGCTAACCAGGGGCGTTCGGTTTACCTCGAGGTCGTTCGTTCCCGCCTCATAACTGATAAACAGGGGATTCGGAAACCGACTCGCGAACGTCGATTTTCCGAGACCGCCGCCGCCGTAAATCGTGGTAACTCTCGGCGCTGCGACGACGCCGGAGATAATCCCGTTAAGTAGTGACATAAAACCCTCTCAAATAGAAAAAAATTAAACGGACGTCGCGAGCTCGATTTTCAGGCGTTCGATTTCCGACCGCGTCGGCAAATCCTCCGACTCCCATTCGCTCCGCTCGATCAAAACCAGATCGCCGGAATAATGCTCGCGAGCGCGAACGTAGAAATCGAGACTCGCCGGTTTCGAGTTTTCGAGAGGGAGAAAATCGAAGTCCTCCCAAACGTTCAACTCGGCGACCAGCGAAACCGGCTCGACCTCGAGCCGCGTCTCGCCTGGAACCCAGGAGAAAAACGCTTTGGCTTTTTTGTGGCGATAGTTGACCCAGGAATCAGACAAACCGAGCTCACTCTCGGAGATCGAGAGGAGAAGGTTCGTCGTATCGCCGAGCGAGTCGAGCGAGTAGCAACCAGGCAGGACGGGAACCTCGGGGAGCGCCTCGCGAGGAAACCAGAACCGGATCGAGTCGTAAACTTTCCCGGCGTCGTTCGCCGAGACGCCGAGGAACCGGCGTCCGGTGTAGAGAACCGCGACCGGGAACCGCTGGTCGCGTTTTACTCCGTTTGTCCCGAAAACGACCTCGCCTCGCTCTGGTCGCTCAAAATCTACGGAAATCCATTTCGTCGGCATCCGAACCCTCTCCGTTCTTGCTCACCTAAAAAATCACCTGGCGAGCGTTCGAACAACTGCTCGACGAGATTTCCGAGGATCCGGAGAGACCTTGAACGCGGGAAAACGACGCCTGAGCGCGCCGGATCAACCGATAGGCCTCACTGGAACTGAGACCGATAACGCTCGAAAACGTATGGTCTCGAAAATCTCGCGGATCAATCACCGCTCGACTCACCGTTACTGACTATAGGAGACCTTTTTCGACCGCGTCAAGTCCGAAACTCAAATCGTTTTAACCTGACTTGTCAAAAAAACGGACGATAGCCGAACTGGTTAGGAACCTCACTGGAACTGAGGCGCGGAGAAATCCGTTGCGGGTTCGAGTCCCGTGTCGTCCGCTGTTAACCCCTCGCCGAGAGAATCGGCGAGGGTTCCGCTCGCTCGTCAATCGCCGCGTATAGCGCCTCGGCGTGATTCTTGGCGTTTTCCTGGACGTAGTATTCCAGGGTGGTTTTAATGCTCGCGTGACGCATTAAAACGCGGAGCGTGTCCGGCATGACTCGAGGCGACCAGCGAGCCCCAAACGCTCGCCGGAAATCGTGAGCGCTCGCGAATTTTGTTTTCCCGTTTTTCTCGGAGACGACGACCCTCGCCGCTCGCCCTGCCAGCGAGATATATTTTCCGACGGTTTTGATACTGCGAGAATCGCCGGTCGAGAGAGTCCACCGGAAAACCTGGTCGCGCCGTTTCATTTTCGGTACCGCTCGGAGTAGCTCGGCGAAATCCGGAGCCATCGGGATAATACGATTTTGCCTCGCCTTTTCTGCCCTCGCGGAAATCTGAATCATCGGTCGCGCGGAGTCCAGGTCGAGGACGGAATGGCAATGATTTTTTGCTTCCCAGGCAAACGCGAACGTCTCGCCTAGCCGGAAACCGGATCGCCAGAGCGCCTCGAGGTTCCATGCCCACCGCTCCGCGAACTCCTCGCCGACAATGCTCGGAAGTTGTGCGGCTATCCGCTCCGCCTCCTCGCGTGTTATCGGTCGACCTCTCGCGGGATTCTCGGCTCGTCCAATCGGCGGAGGATCCGGACGCCGGTCGATAATCCGAACCTGGCGAGCCCATTTGAGCGAGCTCATTAGGTGATTTCTGTAGGCGTGAATCGTCGCGACGCTCTTTCCCTCCTCGCGGAGTCGGAGAGCGAACAGAGAGAAAACCCGCTCGTCGAGGTCGCTGACCCATTCGATACCGGGAACCAAGTCGTCGAGTCGATTCCTCGCGGTCTCAAACGCTTGGCGGGTTTTGTAGGGTCCGAACTCGAGTTTCTCGGCGACGTACCGACGACAAAACTCCTGCCATCCGTTTAGCTCGCGGTTTTCCTGGTGTAACGCCGCCTCGATAGATTCATCGGCGAGGCGCAATAACTCGAACGCCTCCCGCTCGGCCTTTCCGCGAGTTGTCGCGGAGGTTTTGCGTTCGCCGATTTTTCCGTCGGTTTTGGTAAACCTGACAAAATACGGTCCTTTTCCTTGCCTTCGGATTAGCTTCCATGCCGAGATGTGGTTGAACATTTCGACGACCTTTCGAGAGCCTCGCGGAATTGCTTTCCGCTTATGAGTTTACGGTTTCCTATTGAAAAAACGGGACAATGAATCTCGCGCAAGAGCCTTTCGACGCTCCGTTTTTGTTTGTAACCGAGCGATTCGGCGAGCGCCTGAATCGTGTAAGATTTGGAGTCGTCTACCGTTCCCATGCGTTTTGCTCCTTGAATGGAGAAAACGCGAAAAATTCACGGCAGCTTGCATGATCTAGCCATCCTATTGGTTAGAGAGTGTGAGAGACCGAGTCGGGGAGGTTCAGTCCTCGGCTCGGCCTGCCGCTTTTTAATCTAGCGGTTCTTTTGCTGTAGTGTCTGTTTAGTGCGTTGTATTTCGCCTGAAAACCCATCTTTTTTCCCGCTTGGGTTTGCTTTGTTCGACAAAAACCTGACCTCGTTTCCGGTTTTGGGAAAAACATCACCGAAAACGAGCGTCCGTTTTGTACGCTATCCGCGACGAAAAACGAGCCTCGACCCTGTTTTGAGTTTTTGACTTGAAACCCTCGGAAAAATATTCTATCGACGAGCGTATCGACGCCTGGGTCGACTGGGGTCGCGTCTGTTTCTACTGTGACGTTCCCCTCTCGCGACCAGGTACGAAAGCCGGACGGAAAACCCATTTCGACCACCTAATCCCAGACGCCCTGGGCGGATCCGACGAGCTCGAGAATCTCCGTCCGAGTTGTCGCCGCTGCAACTGCGATAAATCGACGACCTCGCTCGAGGTGTTCGTCGAGCGGAAACTCGCGAGCGTTCGTCGCCAGGAATCGCGACTCGTCGCTCTCGGAGAGTTGTTGAAAAAACTCGAGCCCGAGGAATCGAACCTCGAAACATAAATCGACCAAGTCGAAAGCCAGCGCGAACCAGAACTCGAGTTAATTTTGTAAACGGTCTCTCGCGAGTTTGCAAGCTCGACGGATAACGAGCGCGAGCCAGAATCGGAGAGCCGCGTCGGGTATCGCCTGGAATGCTTTTCGGAGGTAGCGTTTCTGGTCGACGAAATACTCGACCCATTCCTCGAGCTCGGCCTCGACCTGATCGGGTCCGTCGCGGTTCATTTTTTTCTTCTTGCTTTTACACGAACAGCCTTTGAGGTCTGCGAGGATCCATTCCGGAATCCGAGAGGCGACCAAATCTCCTACTCCGTTTTTCATATCGTGCAATCGGTAACGGTAATGTCTGCCTCGTCCCAGGTTCCCGACGGGGTGTTCGGGTCGGGTTGATCTGGAACAATGCAACCGCCCGTATATCCATAGGTTCCACCGCAACCGCTAACGGTTCCCGCTCCGAGCGTTGTCGGAAGTGTTACGCCGTCAAACGTTGCAGGTGACCAGGAGAGTTCGAGCTCGAGCATTGCGAACGGACAATTTGTCGGCTGAACAATGCAGACCTGCGCGGTCGCGACGACGTCGTTAACGTTCAAGTCGTCGCTCTTGAGAGTGACTGACAATTGAGCGCAACAATTCGACCCCGCTGTCCAGACCGCCGTCGACCCGTCCGCGTGACCATTTGCGCCGCTGCCGGTCGTCGTTCCAGACCAGGAGAGACCGTCGAGCTCGAAACTCGCTCCGCCGTTAGAACATTCCGAACACTCGACCAGGCAACCGGCGCCCGGACAATCGGACCCGTCGCCGAGATACGTTCCGGGAGGCGCTCCGCTCGGAGGATTTTCGCAATAGTCCTGGGTAACTCCTGGCGTATAGGTTCCGTCGTAGTTTTCGCAGCAACCGGTTTGCTCGTCCGGACAACAGATGTACTCGGTATCGACTCCGCCAGGGTCCGTTTTGCAGACGTAGATCGTGTTATAGGAAAAATGGAGATAATCGCCGACGCGCGAGACGTCGTAAATGTTCTGGACTGGAACCAGATTGGCGGTCGCCTTTTTGTCGATTGTCTCGGAGTCGCATCCCTCGCCGTCTCCGAAAACGAGCCAGGGTTTCGTTTCTTTGTAATCCAAATCGCATCCGTCGAAATCGAGGAGCTCGCCAACCTCGCCGGTTTTCTTTCCGACCATTTCGAGCGATGTCGCGGTTCCGTAGAGAGCGGATCGAGTGATTGCGACGTTGTATTTTTGGTCGTTCGGATCCCAAAACGCCCAGGCCGGTTCCTCGAGTGTTAGGCATTCTTGCTCGAGACCTGTGACGGTTTCGATATGGTCGTTTAGCGGGTCCTCGAAATAAGATAACGGGTTCTCGCCTTCCTTAAAAAATCCGATGTCGTTAAACCATCCATTGCTCGAACCTTGCCAGGTAACGCGAATCCATCGCGCGAGGGGCGAATGAACCTCCTCGATTTGCCAGCGAGTCGGTTCGTAATTTTGAGCCGCGTATGGTGTCGAATCGTTGCACCCGTCCTCGAGTCGTTGTCGTCTCGGGACTGCCTGAATCGTTACTAGGCTCCCTTGAATCGCCGAAAAACGTCCGTCGTTGTCGGCCTTGATTTTGTAGGCATACGGAACCGCTGGGTCCGTGTTTACCTCGATCCCGAGGTCGTAGTCGACATTGGGATAACGCGACAAAACACTCTCGGCGTTCTGAAAATAGAGAGTAACCTCCGGCTCGTTATCCTCTCCGGTCGGCTGAGAGTGTGTGCCGCTGTTCCGATAAACCGAGACGAGCATCCGGTTAACGGTTTGCGAACACTGTTCGACCTCCCATCTCTTTACGGGTGTAAGGTCTCCGCCTGCGCAGGTTTTGTACTCCTCGAACGTTCCGCTCGCCGCTGCGCAGACCGCCGCCGAGACGTTATCGGTGCAAATTCCCTCGATGGTACAGGCTCCGACAACTCGCTCCGTTTCGACCGCGAAACCGAGAGATCCGCCGCATGGAAAAACGGTCGACTGAGGAATCGAGACGTCGGTCGAGCCTATTGCGTGCGCGAACTGTTTTTGCGTATCGCAAACCGTGACGACGTCGCCGGGAGAAACGGTCGTCGTTCCGTAGGTGTTCAAAACGACCGCCGTCGCCTCGCCGGTATCCTTAAATCCGACCTGCAACCGAAAACGGATCCTCGGATTGTCGACCGAGCCGCTGCCTCCTCCCTGGCAAATTTCTATTGTATGAAATTCACCGTCTGCAAAAACGCAATACCCTATCGTTCCCGCCGCGAGGGTTCCGCAATTCAGGAAATGAACCTCGACCGACGACGCGAACTCCTCGTCGCGGAGGGTAAGCAATTTACAAAACGCCGTCGCTCCTCCGGTGTAGTTGTCGAGGAGCTCGAATTTCCAAACCTGTTGAACGTCCCCCATACTCGCGACCGAGTAATCCGTCGAGACGACCGTCGAGATTTTATAACCGCTCGTCGAGCGTTTCATATAGGTAGGGTCGAGCGGATCCGGAAAACAGTAATTCCCGAGAGGCTGAGTTGACCCCTCGCGAAACCGAACCAAAACGCCGCCGTCGTAAACGCATGGACCGATTTCGTCTGCCTTTATTGGCTGACGCGGAACCATCAGCATATGACAGGTCGACGGAAAAACCGGTAACGCCAGGTCGACGATGTCGCCGTCGCCAATGTCGAAAGGCGCGTTCGGGTCGCCGTAAAAATCGCCGAGACCGCGAACCTCTCCGAGCTCGACGTCGTTAATCGCTTTCCCAAAAACGACCGCCTGGCGGAGTGTCCCGACGCTCGTTCCCGTTCCCGACTGGTTCTCGGGTAGCCGGTCGATCACTCGATTCCATCGTTTCGCCGAGAGCGAATCGCCCTCCGAGACTTTTAGGTTATCATTTGTTCCCGACGTTCCCACTGGTCAAACTCCGATGAATAGGTCGGTGAAATCTGCGAAATCGTAAACCTGCGAGACGTAGGCGGCGCGAGCGACGGTCGTTTTTAGGCTCGTCGCGGTGTCCTGTTTTTGCTTGAAATCGAACCAGATATATTCCCACCCGAGTTTATCGATTCCGGTAACGGTTCCGATTGTTTCGTTGGTTATGTTCGGCGACGCCTCGAACGAAAAATTCAAAACCGGGTCGCTGTTGGTGATTATGTCCCCGGTCGCTCCCAGGAACAGTAGCTCGCCTCGGTCGAACGTGAGAAACGTCGCGTCGTTTACTTTTCCGGTAACGCTTGCGATTGTTTTTGCGTAGGCGAGCGCCGTTGTAAAATTCGACTCTCGAATCGTCGCTCGAATGTTTAGTTTCAAACTCGGAATGATTTTCTCGACGCCCTGGGGGTTCCCCTGCGCGTCGACGTTGATCGAATCGCCGTAGTCGATAGCGGTTTCGTTGGTCGCCGGAAACTCGGTTTGCGCGTAGGCGAGTTGCGTGTTCACCGTCGCGCCGGTCGTATCAATCGAAACCGTAAATTCGCCAGGCTCGGGAGTAAAATCGTAATTCGCGGAAAACTCCCAGGCGTCCGGACCTCCCTCGGGATACAGATTCCAAGACATGGATTTTAAACCGAGCCCGTCGTAACTGTAGAGACTGATATTCCCCGCGTAGGCGACAAGGACTGTTCGGCAGGCTATCGGATCCGAGCTCCCGCGAACGAGCCAGCGCCGGTTTCCGGTGTTATTGTCGGCGGAGTCGGAACCGTCGCGACCGGAGAGCTCGCGAATCGAAATCCCGGTCGTCGGGTCAATGATAATGTCGGCCATTTTTTTACCCTATGCGTTGAAAACCGCGAGGTTCGGCATCGCTGTATTCTTGGCAATGTCGGCGGTGTTTTTAGCGGTGTCTTTGTTCGCCTTCAGTAGTTTTTCCTGATACGTTCCTGCTCCGAGAGCTCTCGCCGCGAACGCGGAGAACGTTCCTCGACTGTTCGGTTTGCCGGCTGCGCCGTCGAGCTCGCCCGAGGAATCCGCGAGACTCAAACTATCCAAGTCTCCGAGCTCCTGGCGTCGGTTATAGGCGTCCTGCTGGTCGCGGTTTCTTCGTTCGTTCTCGAGTCGCTCCTCCCGTTCCCTCGCTCGTCTCTCGCTCCTCTCCTCGAGCTCTCGTCGTCGTCTCGCTCGGTCGTTCGACCGTTCCTCGCGTTCCTCTGGCGTCGTTATGTAGTCGTCGAGGCTCATATTCAAAATCGGATCCTGCGAATATGCGTCGACGTTGTATTCGCCGATAGTCCGAACCCCTCCCATTTCGGTCAACCGACCGACTATTGTTTTGTATACTTTGTTGTATATATCGCCGTACTTGTTATCGAACCAGGACATTAGCTCGCCGAGATAATTGAACGACTCTTTCGCTGCCGTTACGAAATCCTGGATCCTCGACGCGAGACCGGAAACGACCTCGTCCCACCAATCGAGCATACCCTCGCCGAGATCGAGCCAAACGAGCTCGATTGCCTCCGCTGCGACCTCCATCGCTCCCTCGATGTTCCCGGCTTTCAATTCGTCGAGAATCGTTCCGAAATTTTGCGAGAACACTCTCGAGAGAGTTTCGAACGCTCCGGCGAGCCAGTCGGTCGCCTTTCCGATAAATCCGAAATAGTGCGCCGCCGCTGCCGCTGCCGCTGCCATGCCGACGATCAGGATTCCCGCCGGCGAGAGAACCAAGCCGACAATCGTTCCGAGCGACGTTATCGCCATGCCGATTCCAATGATCGCGACGCCTGCGACCGAGAGAGCGGTTCCCAGGCCGACGACCGCCGCCGCCGCCGCTGCGACTCCCTGGATTATTCCCCGATTCTCTCGGACGAACTCGACGACGCCGACGGCGATTTGTGCGAAATTTGTCGCGACCTCCGCGAGAGCCGGAGCGAGAGCCGCGCCGACTTGCTGTTTTAATCCTTTCCAAACCGACGAGACTCGGTTCATTGCGTCGGTGTATTCCGCCGCCGCCGCCGCGTCGTCGCCGCTCATGCTGCGACCGAGCTCGTTCGCCTCCTGGCGTAGTGCGTTTATTCCTGCGGTTCCCTGTTGCAACATTGGCAAGAGTTGGCGACCCGCTCGACCGAACAGTTTTTGCGCGATTGCTCCGGCTCGGCTCGCGTCGTCCATTTTAGAGAGCGCGTCGGCGACTTTGTTAAACTGTTCCTCCGGCGAGAGACCGTCCATTTCCACGACGGATAAACCGAGCGCCGTTAACGAGTCGACCGCCTCGGCGGATCCTCGAGAGGCGTCGAACATAGCTCGCGACAATCCCGCAAAACCTTTCTCGATGTCCTGCAAACTCGCGCCGCTCTGTTCCGCTGCGAACGCGAGCTCGGAGAGGCTCGTTACGTTGACGCCGATCCGGAGCGAGGTTTTGTCAAGGTCGTCGCCCATTTTCGCGAAACTCGACGTCGCCGCGAGTAGGGGAGCGAGAACCGCTGCTCCTGCCCCTGCGACCGCCGCCCCTGCGACCGCGACTCGCTTTCCCATCGCGCCGACTTTGTCGCCTGCGGATTTCAAACCTTTCTCGAGCGACTCGGCGTTTAGTCCGAGCGTAACGTAGGCTTTCCCCGCCTCGGTTCCTTTTCCTGGCATTAGTTCCACGTTCCCTTAAATGCTGCGGCAATTTTTCCCGCGTCGGCGAGGTGCTCCATTGCTGGAACCATGAACGGTCGTTTCTGAACGGTAATCGTTCGCGACCTGGTTTTTCGTTTTCGAGCCTTTCCGATGTTCTTTCGCGTAACTCGAACCCATTTTTCGGAACCGTTCCTCTGCCTCGCGAGACTTTGTCGCATTGTCATTCTGGAACCGTACTCGAGAGCGTTCGGCGCTGTTACCGAGTTTTTAACTCCGACCCCGCTCCCCTGGCGGAGAACCGGACCCACAATCCCCGACTGGGTTCGGTAGTTGTATTCGTAGGCAATCGTCCGGAGTCCCTCGGGAGAATGCGCGAACGGTCGCTCGCCTGGTCGCGACGTTTTGCCTGGTCCCCCTCGTTTCTTTCCGTATGATTTGCGTATTTCGTTTTGCCTCGCTCGGAGTCGAATCAGTCCGAGCGATTGCCGAACGCCTCGGTTTGCTGCGCGTCGGTTCGCTCGCTCGATGTTTCGGAGATCCCATTTAATCCGCGAGAGTTTTTTCGTTACGATTCTCACCGACTAGCCTCTTGTATTCCGCCTCGGGATCGTCCAGTTTTAACGTCGTTTTTCTGTACGGGTTTAATTCGCCAGGCGAGACCGGTCGTTTTGTGAAACACGACATGACATGCGCCGAGATGTGGGTCGTGTGGTCCCATAGCTCGACTCGTCGGATTCGGCAAACCTCCTCGAGCTCGGAGAGCGTAAGGTCTCGCCAGTCCAGGCCGACGGTCGACGCCGCCGCGAATACCGCTACCCATTGAGCGTTTGCGCGAGCATTTTGTCGAAATCTATCTCCTCGAATTTCTGTCTCTCTTTCGTTGTCCCGTCGCGAAATGCTTTCGTTAGCTTTCCGAGTTTCGTCTGTCCGAGCCCCTGATAAAAAAAAATAAGCTCGTCGAGACATGCGTCGCTCGCTTGGTCCGGAATCCCTGGTCCGACTAACGCTCGGTCGAAATCGTCAATCGAAACCCCTCGCTCGCTCACTTGGTCCGAGACCAGGTAGAAAACGTATGTTAAACGGTCGAGCAAACTCGACATGAGGGTTTGCCAGTCGGATTCGTTGAATAAATCGAGATTCAATTTGCCTCGGATCGCCCGAGCTCTCCCGAGTGTTAACTCGAGAGTCCATTCGTTGCCCTGGTTATCCGTGAACGTTTGCGGCATGTTTCGCGCTCCTGGTTATGTGGTGGAATCTCGAGAGATTATCCGATCCCTCGAAAAATTCCATTCGACCAGAAACTACGGAGTCGGAACCGGATACGGAGTCCTGGCGATTTGGTCGCCGGATGCGTCGTATGCGTCGGCGAGGGAGAACGGTAACGACGCGACGACCGGGTCGCCGCCGTTGGCGGTCTCGGCAAACTGCCCGAGGATACACGGCGCGCGCCACCCGATTGCGTCCGGATTTGTCGTCGTTCCGTCGGCGAGTACGATGTCCTGGTTGAGGTGCATCATGTCGACGATTGTTCCGTTCTCGGACGCCGCTTTTAGGTAATCGTAAACCCCATCAGGAGTCGACGCGGTCGTTCGTCGTCGAACGTACTCGAGCGAACCGTTAAACGCTTTGTAGCCGGGAATCTGGGAGGTGTTTTCGCTCCCGTGGAACTCGACGTCCGCGAGACCTGGTCCGTCGTTAACCGAGATATTCCTCGCTCGAGGAATCTCGACCCAGGTCGGCGAGGCATAGGTCGTCGAGTTGTAGTAAAGGAATGTTTCCTTTCCGCTGTACGCTCCGCGTGTTAGATCGCTTGGCATCGTTAAACCTCGTCGCAATAGTCAAAAAATGTGATGGTGATTTGTGAAAACCAGATTCCGTTTTCGAAGTAGCTCGCGACCTCGAGAGCGGTTTCCTGGCTTATGTTGTTGAACCGATGTCCTGCGACCTCGGTCTCGGCGGTCGTCGTCGGAGGTGTCCATATCCCGAGAACCGTCTCGACGATTCCGTCGAGCTCGTCGTTAACCTCGATCTCTTTCGTTCTGTAATCGTTCTTGGCGTCGAGAGGGTATCCGCTCGCCTGCGGAGCCTTTGCCATGATCGCGACGCCAATGTCGACGGATCTTTCCGCTGGTCCCATTTCGACGGTAATCGCTCGAGATTCCACGCGAACGGAGATAACGGTCGAGCCCAGGTCGTCGATTCCGTAATTCGGAACGACCGTCGATTCGACGGTAACGCTCGGAACTGCGCTCGAAATAAGAGCCGCGACCGCGTCGCGTAAATCGCTCGCCCTGGACAATTTGTTATCCCTTGTTTGTGTGGATTCTGTAAAACGTTCGAAAACCGTCGCTCCATGACCAGAACGCGCCGTTGTTCGTTTGAACCAGGTAATAGTTTTCGCCCTGGTACTCGATCAAATCGCCGCGACTCGGCTCGGCCAGGTTATTGCCGATTTTTAACGCTGCCGGATCGACGATAAAATCCACCGACTTTAGAGACTGGTAAACGTCGCCGTTCGCCTGTTCCTGCCAGTCGGTCGAACCTATCGTCGCCGTGAGCGTTACGCGAATGTTACCTCGGACGAAAACGACCTCGACTCCGGCTGAATCCATCAGCCGGAGATTGTGCGTTTTCAATCCGTCGACAAACATTCCCATAGCTCGGGATCAACCTAAACGAGAGCGGTTTCGGAATCAGTCACCGCGTCGGTAACGACAATATCGACGCCGAACGCGCTTTGCGGGAACGGAGCCGGAGCGCCGGTCGGGTTCGTCGCGGTTCGGCTCGCTTGTAGTTGTTGCAAACTGCGCCGGTTCATCACCAGGTGAGTCGCTGGGCGAGCCGCTGGAAACTTGGCGAGCGCGTCGGAAATCTTGTCGTCCGTCAAACCGTTCGCGCTGGCGTCCAGGTTCGCGATTCGACCGACTGAGTAAATCGAGCCGATTTGCAAACCGAGGTATGCTTGAACCGGAGTTACATAGGCGTTGAACATTCCGGTTGAACTGCCGGCCATCATTTGTTCGTAACTCGCGCCGACGGAGATGTTCCCGTCGTTGCCAGTAATGAGCGTGCAATCCGTCAAGGCGTCGACGCTCCGGACCAGGTAAACGCTCGAGAGCGCGGTCGCTCCGCCTCCGTCGACGACCATTTCATCGGCGAGCGCGTCGATGGTCGAGGCGTCCGCGAGACCCGTAAATCCTGCCGAACTCGCGCCGGTTCCGTAGATCAACTGTTCCTCGGCTTTGAAAAATCCAGCTTGTAACGCTCGCTGGCTTTCGCGAGCGATCCACGCCTCTTTCCCGAACCGATACTCGTCCGCGAACGCGGAGTCGACATGGAATGAACAATCCAGGAGAGCGAGGTCGACGGTAACTTTGGTATCGTTTGAGTGTCCGTGGTCTCGTCCGTCGTTGATTGCGCGGAAACCGACGACCGGAGCGCTGGTTTCTTTCAGGTATTTATGCTGTGTTCCGTTGCTCGCGAACTCCGCGACCAGGGTTTTTAGCAGGGGGGCGTCCTGCAACAGATCCGAGATTCCGTCGATGTCGGCGACGTTCTGGTCGTTGATTTTCAGGAGCTCGGAAAGGGGGGCTGGATTGTGTGCCATTGGTTCGAACCTTTACGTTTCGAGGGGTGTTTGTTGGTTTGTTGGTTTGTTGGTCGGGATCAATTTTTCGAGGCGTCGCCGCGAATTGAAAACAGACTTTCGAAATCGACTTTCTCGCTCTCGCTCTCGCTCGGAACGTCGACAGGATTCGATTCGCCGAGATCGACGGATTCGAGTTTTCCCTCGAGCTCGGCGATTTTGGCGTCGCGGTCGTCGATTTGTTTTGAGAGCTCGACGCAATGTTTCTCGAGAGCCTCGGAGAACCCGAGTCCCTGGTTAAACCATTCGACGCCGTTCGCGTTTCCGAACGCATCGGAGAACCGCGAGAGCTCGGCGAGAATACTCTCGCGAGAGGAGGATTCGGTCGGCTCGGTTTCCGGAGCCTGGTTTTCGTTTTTGTCGTTCATCGTTGGCGACTCCTGCGAATCGTTTAGAGAGATTGAAACATCATTTTCGGTTTTCCACCGTTGGAAAAACTCGCGAGCTCGACCCGGTTCGATACCGAGTAGAGACTCTGGTTTGTCGTCGGAGATCCCGCTCGCGAAATTGAGAAACGCGAACGCCTCCGCTGGTAAATCCTGGCGATAAAACATTCCGGTCGGGTTTGCTGCTGGTTCGTCGACGACGTCGGCTGCACGTAGTTTCAAAACGCGAGCATGAGGCAACCCGTCGACGTTCAAATC